TGAACCATGTCCAACATGTCCAGAAGATTATCAGCAATGTATATCAAATGAAATTTGTAGACTATATTGCTGCTGTAACGATGTATAAATACTTCTGAGGTTATTATTATGAAAAAGTCAATAGATGAGAAGTTAGAAGAAGCTTTTAATATACCAACAAGTGTTGGTTCTATTATAGAAGTTCCAAAAGAATTGCCAGCGGTTATTGATCATTCTACCTCTGATTTAAATAAAGATTATCAAACTGTAAGAGAAAATCTTCATTCTATTATACAAAAAGGTTCTGCTGCTATTGATGGTATTCTACATGTAGCATCAGAAGGTGATTCTCCAAGAGCATATGAAGTTGTTTCTCAATTGATTAAGAGTGTTGCAGATGCAAATAAAGATTTATTGCAATTACATAAACAATTGAAAGAAATAACACAAGAGAGTTCTGGTTCAACCCAGTCAGCACAAAATATTACAAATCAATCTATATTTGTTGGAAGTACAACGGAATTACAAAAACTATTAAAGAATCAGATGCAAGAGATACGACAAATAGAAAATGATGATCAATGATAGGTGATAAGAACTCATATCTGGGTAATCCAAATCTTAAGAAATCAAATGTTCCTTTAAACTTCACTCAGGAACAAGTTGAGGAATATCTTAAATGTTCTGAAGATCCAGTATATTTCATGAGAAATTATATTAAGATTGTCAATCTAGATAAAGGATTGATAAATTTTGAATTATACCCATTTCAAGAAGAATTGGTAAGAACTATTAGAAATAACAGATTTGTTATAGCAAAAATGCCAAGACAGTGTGGTAAGTCTACTACAATCATCTCAGATATTTTACATCATGCTCTTTTTAATGAAAACCAGACAATTGCTATTCTAGCAAATAAAGAAAAAGTTGCTAAGCTTCATATGGATCGTCTTAAGATGGCATATGAAAATCTTCCAAAGTGGTTACAACAAGGAATTAAAGAATGGAATAAGTTTTCAATTGAACTTGAAAATGGATCTAAGGTTGTTGCATCTGCAACATCTGCATCTGCTATTCGTGGTGGTTCATACAATTATATTCTACTTGATGAGTTTGCATTCGTTCCTGAGAATATAGCAAATGATTTCTATAGTTCAGTTTATCCTACAATTTCTTCTGGTAAGACTACTAAGTTAATTATTATTTCAACTCCGAATGGATTAAACTTATATTATAAACTATGGATAGAATCTGTAGAAAATCGAAATAGTTTCAAACATGTTGATGTTCACTGGTCAGATGTTCCAGGCAGAGATCAGAAGTGGTATCAAAGAGAAATTAAAAATTTAGGTGAAGATAGGTTCAGAACCGAACACGAATGCGATTTTATCGGAAGTACTAATACATTAATTAGTCCTGATAAGTTAAGAACTATGGTTTACAAGACTCCTATTCATACCACAGAAAATGGTCTAAAAATATATGAAAAACCTGTAGTAGATACAAAGACTCCAGCAAATAACCATACCTATGTCATCACTGTAGACACCGCCAGAGGGACAGGAAACGACTACCACGCGTTCACAGTGATAGATATCACAAAGACACCATATAAAATTGCAGCTACCTTTAGAAACAACGAAATGTCTCCAATGGTATACCCCAATGTTATATACCCAATTGCAAAACAATACAACGAAGCTTACATATTAGTAGAAATAAATGATATTGGTGGTCAGGTTGCTGATTTGTTACATAGTGATTTAGAATATGATAATATTTTGATGTCTTCAATTAGAGGTCGAAAGGGTCAGACTTTGGATGGTGGGTTCGGCGCTGGCAATCAAGTACAATTAGGATTAAGAACTACCAAGGCAGTTAAGAGATTGGGTTGTTCAATTCTGAAGTCATTAGTAGAATCTAATAAAATATTAATTGCAGACTATGACATAATTCAAGAATTGGTATCCTTTGTTTCAAAAAATAATAGTTTTGAGGCGGATGCTGGTCATACAGACGATTTGGTCATGTGCATGGTTCTTTTTGGGTGGCTGACTACTCAGAGTTATTTTAGAGATTTAACAAATTTAGATATTAGAAAAACGGTATTTGATGAAAGATTGAAGCAATTAGAGGATGAAATGACTCCATTCGGGGTATTGGATGATGGTATACTAAACAATAATGAAGAAATTGACTCAACAGGAACGGTTTGGACTGAAGACCTTAATAGAAATAACGATTTTTATACATAACCTTAGACTAAAATAGGCGAATAAGGAGAGAAAAAATGGCATTTCAATTGAGTCCAGGCGTAGAAATTAAAGAATTTGACTTAACCAGTGTTATCCCAACCATTGCTACCACCCCTGCAGGGTATGTTGGCTTGTTCCAGTGGGGTCCAGTAGATCAAAAAGTTCTTATAGATTCGGAAAAGAAATTGAAGGATGTATTCGGTAAACCCTTTAGAAGCACAACCGATGTATTTTATTCAATTGATTGGTTTGTTGCTTCAAACTTTTTATCTTACGGCGGTTCTTTGACCGTAGTTAGAGCAAATCAAGATGATTCTCATACTGCTACAGATTGTGCAGCAGGTACAACGATTAAAATTTTAAATAAAGAAGATTATGAAAAGCAATCAATTATAGGAACAATCGGTGCTAATTGTGAATGGAGATTTGCTGCAAAGTATCCAGGTTCTTTAGGAAATAGTTTAAAGGTTATAGTAATCGATGATGCCGAATATGGCAGTACGAATGCAACTACGGTATTCTACGATACTTGGAAAGATAAATTGGGAGTTCCAGGAACTTCTGATTATGCTGCAAATCTAACAGGTTGTGGTGGACCAGGACAACCAGCTTGTGTAGTTAATGACGAATTGCACATAATAGTAATAGATGAACTCGGATTAATTTCTGGACAAAAGGGTACAGTTTTAGAAGTTTATCCTAATTTGTCAAAAGCTTCAGATGCAAAGTCATCTGATGGTGTTTCGATCTATTATAGAAATGTTATCAATAATAAATCACAATATGTCTGGACTGGTGAACATCCAGGAGCTAGTGGGGCGAACCAATCTTCTCCTGCAGGATTTTATGTATCATGCCCCACTTGTAGAAGTTGGGGAAGTGAAGTAGCATACAACAGCAGTACTGGAATAGCAATTCCTTACCAACAATTATATTCAAAAGAGTATACAATGGTTGGTCTGGGTCAAACTCTTCCTGTTCAAGATGCAGATAAAGATGATATCTTTACATTGAAGGGTGATACATTTGAGAATCATTTTAGCAATACAGAAGAAGTAGATGTGTCTTTGCTTATTGCAGGACATATGGATTCTACCAATGCAAAAAGAGTTATTGAAATTGCAGCACAACGACAAGATTGTATTGCTTTCGTATCTGCAGCACCTCTAGATCTGATTGAAAACTCAGGAACTGGAACATCTGCTGATGCTGACATGTTTGCAGTATTGCAAACATATAGAAATGCATTAGGTTCTTCATCATACGGCGTAATGGATGGTAATGCAAAATATCAATATGACAGATACAACGATAGATTCATTTATGTTCCTCTTTGCGGTGATACGGCAGGATGCTGTGTTAGAACAGATAACACAAAAGAACCTTGGTATTCACCAGCAGGTTATGATAGAGGCAGAATTAATAATATTGTAAAATTAGTATGGAATCCTTCAAAGGATTATAGAGATAAGTTATATTCAATAAATATCAATCCTATAGTTTCTTTCCAGGGTTCAGGAGCAATTTTGTTCGGAGACAAGACTCTTCAGATCAAGCCTAGTGCATTCGATAGAATCAATGTACGAAGATTGTTCAATGTCTTGGAGAAAACGATTGCTACTGCCGCCAAGTTCCAATTATTCGAATTTAATGATTCGTTTACTAGAGCGCAATTCCGTCAATTGGTTGAACCTTTCTTAAGAGAAGTTCAAGGCAAACGAGGAGTTACATCTTATGCAGTAATTTGTGATGAGTCAAATAATACAGCATCCGTAATTGATCAAAATCAATTTGTTGCTGATATCTTTGTTGCTCCATCTAGAAGCATCAATTTCATTCGACTCAACTTTGTTGCAACACCAACAGGTGTACAATTCGCAGAATTTGGTGGATAATTATAAAAAAGGGTATAAATAAAAGAGGTTTCAAGGAGAAAATAAATAATGGCTGACTCTTCAATTAATTCATTCATGTCTGCATTTGATGGTGGTTCGCGACCTAACATGTATTCGGTAAGTTTGGTTTGCCCAGTGGGTCCAATCCCACAATTGCAATTTTATTGCAAGGCAGCAACACTACCGCAATCATTCTTGGGCGAAATTATGGTTCCTTACATGGGTCGTGTAGCAAAGTATCCAGGAGATCGTCAGTTTGACGATTGGACTATTGTTATTTTGAATGATCAGAATATGAGTTTAAGAAACACATTCGAATTGTGGAATGAATTATTTAATTCAAATTCTGGAAATTCGACACCGTATCCAAATCCTAGAGCAGCATTTGGAACCGCTGTAGTTTCACAATTAGATAGAAATTATAAAGTTATTAAATGGTATCAGTTTTTTGATCTGTGGCCTGAACTCATTTCTGCAGTTCAATTAGGATATGATCAAAATGATACTGTATCAGAATTTCAAGTAACATTTAAATATTCATATTTTGTTTCCAGTTCTTCACCATTCCAAACTAATTCTGCAGTAAATGTAGGAAATGGTGCTGGTGTTGGTTCTGGTTCGAGTAGTTCTTCAAGTGCAAGTAATGGATTCTCTATTGGTGGCTCTGCTACTGGTGCAAATGGTCAAACCGCTGGGTTTGGCTTGAACACTGGTGGTAGTGGCGGCGGTACTTCTTTTGGCCTAAATACAGGTGGTGGCGGTATGGGAGTAAGTTTCTAAACTAAGTCTGTATTCTAAGAGAGGATCTTTATTATGGCATTTGAACTATTCGGTTTTACCTTTGGTAAAAAGAACGATGGAGATATTAATAAGCAACCGCTTGATTCTTTTGTACCTAAAAGTATAGACGATGGAGCTAGTATTGTTGAAGGCGGTGGCTTTCAAGGTCAATATATAGATCTTGATGGTACTCTCAAAGGTGATGTAGATATTGTTAGAAAATACAGAGAAATGTCTCTGCATTCAGAAGTAGATCAGGCAATTGAAGATATTGTCAATGATGCTATTACGGAAGATGCTTCTGGAAAAATTGTTCAGTTAAATCTTGACAAAGTTAAGATTCCTGATGAAATTAAACAATTGATGTTTCAAGAATTTGATAAAATTCTTCAATTATTAAATTTTAGTAATAAGGGAATTGAAATTTTCCGAAAATGGTATATTGATGGTAGATTATACTATCATCATATTTTAAATGACGATCCGACTCAAGGTCTGAAGGAAGTTAGACTTATTGATCCATTGTTAATTAAAAAGATTAGAGAAGTTAAAAAAGATAATACAGTAGGTAATATTCCTCTCATACGAGATATAAGAGAATATTATGTATTTTCTAATTATGAAAAAATGAATCCGTTTGATACGAAGGGATTAAGAATATCCGTAGATAGTATCAATTATGTACATTCTGGTATGTACGATTATACAAGTAAGAAAATTGTTGGTTATTTGCATAAAGCGATTAAACCTTTAAATCAGTTACGCATGGTTGAAGATGCCACTGTCATCTACCGTTGGGCAAGAGCACCCGAACGAAGAGTGTTCTATATTGACGTAGGTTCTTTGCCAAAGAATAAGGCAGAACAATACATGCGCGATCAAATGAATCGATTTAGAAATAAATTGGTATATGATGCTAATACTGGCGAAATTCGAGATGATCGTAAACACATGAGCATGTTAGAAGATTATTGGTTACCACGAAGAGAAGGTGGTAAGGGTACGGAAATTTCAACTCTGCCAGGTGGACAAAATCTTGGTGAAATGGAAGATGTTTTATATTTTCAAAAGAAATTGTTAAAATCTTTAAACATTCCTATTAGTCGAATTGAATCTGAAAATGGATTTAATATGGGAAGATCTTCCGAAATTACTAGAGATGAATTAAAGTTTGCAAAATTCATAGATAGACTTCGTTTGAAATTTAGCGAATTATTCTTAGGATTTTTGAGAGTTCAACTCCTAGCAAAACAAATAATGAGTGATGAGGACTGGAAGCTCATATATCAGGATATTACATTTAAATTTGCTACTGATTCATATTTTGCAGAATCTAAGCAAGCAGAGGTTCTTAAGGATAGAATTGCTATTTTGAGAGATGCTGCAGATTATTCTAGTAAATTCTATTCTGATAGATGGTTACGAAAGAATCTATTGCGACAGACCGATCAGGATATTGCAGAAATTGATGCTCAGATTGAAGAAGAGCAACAAATACAGATGCAGAAGCAACAAGAGGCTATGGCCGCTCAGGCTCAGCAGCAGGGTGTTCAACAAGGTCAACCTGATATGTCTGGAGGGCAAGCACCTAGTGGTGGTATAAATAGTGGTGGACAACCAACAGACCCAACAGGAGGTACTTCATTCGATGCCAGCAGCCTATTATGATATTACAGTTGAAGAAGGTACTAGTTACGCATTAAAACTGAAGTTTAAAGACAGTCTTGCTAATGTTGTTAATTTGAATATGAACGATACATATTCACCAAGTATTACCTCTATTCCAGTTGGATTTGAAAAAGAGTTAACTTCTGTTAATACCGCCTTGGTTGGTAAGTGTGGCGTATTTGCAAAAATGCAAGTTCGTAACTCTGTTAATGCTGGTGTGGTTGAACTTAATCCTATTAATTCAACAGACTCTGGACCAGTTACTTTGTTTGGCGAAAGTTATTTTGTGCCTGGTTCTACAGCAATACAACTGTCATTGTCTACTGGATTACCTGCAAGTCCTGCTGCAGATGATCTTGAAAGAGTAGTAACTTGTAGTGAGTGTTTGGCTGGAGCATGTAATAACTATGACAGTTCATCACCCACCCCAAATATTAAACTTACAATGTCATCATTTATTACTAGAAGAATAAATTTTGGTAATTATTTGTATGATTTGGAATTAGTATATTTTAAATTACCTACAACAGGTATTCCTAATTTTCAACATATAACTGATGGGTTGGATAGTGATACAGTTGTTTTTAGAATTTTACAAGGACGATTCGTAGTAACACCATCAATTTCAAGATAAAATGTCAGTAGATCTTTCCACCTTCTATGTAACTGTACAATCATCTACTCCTATTTTCAAATTAAGAGCAGAAGGAAAAAACAGTGTAATTATAACAACATCTACTCAAAAAGTAGATACTATAGTTAATCAAGCACATAGAGATCCAGGATATCAAGCCAGTTTTAATAGATGTACATCTCTTGGCTGCTCTGACTACACTCAGTCTTTTAATTACATTCCAAGTTGCGGTGAATGTGAAAAACCACTTTTTCCTCCTTTTTCGGATCCTGCAAAGATAACATGCTTTTCTGATTTTCTTTTAAGGAGAGTAGATTACTCTATTGGAGGCGTTCTTGATACTCAAAGAACATCTGATTATGGTGGAGGAATGCCTCTTGTTGATAATAGAATAGAAACAAATATTACCGATTACTTTTATTCTGATGCATATATTGAATATAAATTATACAATGGAACTAATTGGACAACTTCTAGTACTACTGGTTGGAAAAACTTTCCAGGTGCTAATGGAGAAGTAAGTTATAATAAATTTTATGCAATGACAGGATACTGGTTAGGTTATGAACCATGCCATGGAGCGAATAAATTATATCAATGCGCAGTTAGTTGTGACTCTGGTGAAATTGTAGGATGTTGGCAAGTAGGAGATCTTCAAAGAGAAGAAGGAGATAATCCTTTAAATACTTATGGAGAAGCAAAGTTTGGATCTGTTTGGGGATTCAAGGGATTTGAAGCTTCTTACCCACAAAGTGTAAGATATTATCAAATATATGATCCTGCTCAAATTGTTGCCGCAGGTTTAAAACTAACAAAAGATATGGTGCTTCCATTAAATCCTACTTTAACTATTAATGGTTATCAGACAGCATCAGGCACAGGAGAACAGTCAGAATCTGTTGGATATGATATATGTCAACCAAAACGAACATCTTTAGATTTTGGTGACTCTGATTTCTTAAGAGAAACAAATTGTGTTTCTGGTGGAATTAAATCAACTCGAAGTGCTAAATTTGTAGGACTACCTGTAACTGATGTACATGCTGATGCATTGTGTGCAGTAGACTCTTATACACCCACTAGAGCAATTGATAAGTTCTTAAAGTTTGCAGATTTAGATTCACCAAGTTATATTGATGTACCATTAAAAGATATACCAGTAGACCAATTTAAGAAATTAAAGTTTTCTGTTATTGGTGATGTTGCTGGAAAAATTCTTACAGATGGAACTAATTGTTTCTTCCCTAAATCCTATCCAGATACCACAGTTGGTAAATTCCTACTTGGTGGTCCTGTTGATGCTGTTGTACGACTAGGATTTAAAGGTGCAACATTTAACGATCTTGGTCTTGCTTTCGGATTCTATTTTGATGACTGCATGAGTTGCTTAGAAAAGAAAGCAAATGCCGCATACGAGATTATATCAACTGCAAAAAATGAGATTGCTAGACTTACACCGTTTTATGATAAATGTGGTGTAGATATAGCAGGTAAGACTATTACACAAAGAGTTTCTTCTGGACATCTACCATATAACATTGATTGTAAGTGTGTTCGTACTGGTGATATCTATATTACTGGAGCGCCAATCTGGAAGGGAATTGCTACGACTGGATATTGGTCAATAACGGAACCGTGGTTTAGTGGATCTGAAAATGCAAGTCTATATTCTGCTAACTTGCCTCAAAAACGAAAAATTTTAGCAGTGATAGATAATAAACAAGTATATGTGGATGATCCATTATGTGTGCCATCTACAAATCCAATTCCAGAAGAAAATCCAGATTATCCATATGCAAGTGATAGAAGTCCTAGTTGTTGGGATCATAACTCTGCACAATATAAAAGAATTTGGTGGTTCTTTGATAAATCTAAAAAATTCACAGATCTAGGTTTTAGATCTCTTGCACCAATGAGTTCGTTTTGGAATTGGCAACCCAATGGTCGTACTGGTACTGCTTTAGCATGGAATGGTCATAAGTATAATTCTAAACAACTTTGGGCTCCTTGCGGAGGTTTAAAGGATGGTGGTAGAGCAGTTGTACCTTTCTGTATTACTTGCTATGAAAAAATGCAATCTAAAGTAGATGCAAGTAATAAAATTGTAGTTCCATCAACCTTAAGTATTGTTACTGGTATTAAGTTAGCAGCAGAGAATGAATTTACAGCAAAAGAAATAGCATATCAAGGATTACCTTCAGTATATGCAGCAAGTGATTCAAGATACCAGTACGGCATACCTAGATCTTATTTGTACTATAGTCGTCGGGCTGCGGCAACATATAATCCATGCGATAATACTAATGGAGGTGCAACTATAGGAACATATAAATGTTCTTGTGCAACTTTACCATGTATGGATGAAATTATGATTGCGGCAGTACCTGTAAGATATGGTGGTGCGTTACCACAAAACTGTTCTGATTTATCTCCTGGAACTTCTTCTTTCCCAAGTGTATATGAAATGCAATTAGAAGGAACTCCTACTATAACAGATAATCCAGAAACAGATAAATTATATCCTTTAGTTGGACCCAATAAGTATATTCAAGGTATACCATTAAGAACTTACAAAGTAGGATTAGATTGGGATTCTTTTCATAATACTAGATTACAACCAGAGAATAGTACAGAAATAGGTGGAGCAGCGGCTTATAAGTATCAATATGCAACATCATTTAATAATAACGGATATTTCCAAAATTTCTATGTCGATAATCATGATCCATTATATTTCTGGAATAGACCAATATCATTTTTAAATTCTGGAGTAATCATAAAGAGTAACTCTGTTGCTTCTGAAAATGAAACATTATTTAAATTGGCAAGATTGAGAGATTCTTATCATATTAATTGTTCTTCTAGTGGAACTAGTGTAGGAGAATATGGATACCTTACTACAACATTATCTGCAAATTCTGGATTCTCAACTATTCTTCCTGTTTTGACTTCTACAAGTTCTCCAACTACTATTGCCGTTCCTGCTCTGCAAGGCCCAGTAATCCCTAACCCAGTCACTAATAATATAAATTGAGGATATAATGAGTGAAATTAATACATCAGAAAATTATTGCTCATGTATAGAATTTGTTGGTAAAGGTTCTAGAGGAACGCCGGCTGTATATACTGTAAAACCTGGACAAAAATGTTCTTCTGTATTACCAAGACAAGCACACATAAATTCTTGGTGCTGTTTATATACTAGATGGAAAGATTATCTTGGAGATTCTGTAAAAAGTGATTTAGATTTGTTTAAAAAGATGGCATTTGATCCTGATACATACAATCAAAAAATATATCCTTGGGGAGATTATGGTTGGTTTGGCCCATTTAGAACAAAAGAAGAAGCAAATAGTGCTGCACAAAATCAAATAAAAGAAAATTATTTATTTTGGAATACGCAATGGAAAACTTCCATTACATTGATGGATGATTTTGGTGATCCAAAATATGAAAAAAGATCTGTTCCTGGTATAATTGGCGGATTTAATTTTCACGGTCATACTATAAATCGTGATGGTGATTATTGTGGTGCTATAACATATTCATCTGAAAAAACTGTAAGAAAGATGAAAGATAAAGATGGTA